GTATTCGTTTGATGAAAGTTTCTCATCCAGAATAGGAATTGTCAAAATTCGTTGTTCAACATCAAAAGATGCTGTTCCGACTCTACGTTGTTCAATGTGGAGATTCTCGGTAGCCATCAGTTTGGCTAGAATTGACTTAGATTGAATTGTTTCCATGATTTGTATAGTGATTTTGCGACAAAAATGTGATTTACGTAGTGATTATACGACATTTTTGATGTTTTGTCAAGCGTAACATAGTGATTTTACGACAAAACTTCTTCCAAGAATAATACGCCGTCTTTTGCTGTCATTTTTAGTACGGTTCCTTCTTTCCATCCCTTGAGTTCACATAATTCAGGTGGTAAAGTGAGAATTCCGTCGCCGGATCCGTCTCCAGCATCTTCAATGTCAGCGGTCCAAGTTTGATTGTTTTCGTTCTGCATAATTTTCTAAATCCTTCTCAAAATTTGTCATTGCTACCCAACCAAAAATAGCATCATTAAGTAATTTCACATTTTCATTGATTGGTTTCCACTCATATGTATCAACCGGTTTAGTCTGTTCAGAATTTTGCATTTATTAGCGCCTCATGTTAGAAATATCTTTGGCCTGTTCATCTGTAAAAACAGGAACAGCGTTTGATTTGTGCATAGTTGCAATACCCTTCATCATTGTGCCGGTATAAACTTTTGGTTTATCTTTTGTGGGAATAGGAGAATTCGTAAGATCAGGATTCAATGATTTAATTTGTTTGGTTTGTCGGACATAAGTGTCACGATTAACCACTTCAACTTTCACTGAGCTGACTTTCTTAGTGCGGCTAAAATTGGTCTTTAAACCATTGATTTCTTTTAGCCATGCATCATATTGTTCCTTTTGTGCTTTAGGAACTTTACGTTTTTTTGATTTAGGTGTACTGCCGTGTATAAACATATATTCTCCTTACAACATGTATTATACACGGAGTTTTACAGTTTGTCAACTAGAGTGTTGCATAAAAACAACACTCAATATCGTTGTTTTTTATTGGCTGGTGTCCAATCCATTTCATAAGTGTCTTGTAATTCATTTTGTCTAGAGAAACTTTTTTGCTTCTCTCTCTTTTTTTGTTTTCCGTATTGATTTCTTTCAAATGCAAAATCATCTTCATAATTTTTGTTCTTACGGAACTTCTCTACAAACTTCGACACTTACAAACTCCTTTTTATGGTAATAGATTCGGGAAAGCTTCTTTAACAAATTTATAATCTAGACCACGAACGCCAAAATCTTTATTGAAAATGCCAATAACAACTTCAGCCTCTCTTGGTTCTAAATTCTGTAAAAATTCAACTAACAATTGCTCGCGCTTTTTGTCTGTCAATTTATCGGCAGTAGGATTGCCTTTTTGAAACATATACATTTTACGCAATTCTGTACTCAACTGTGCATAACTCATTCCTGCTGGAACAGATTTGATAACATAAGAACTTGGCACTTCTGAGAAATACCATTGTGCTTGCGGATGAAAGCCTAGTTGCAAAACTTCAGTAAGTACTTTTGATAGATTCTTACCAATTACTTCCATTCTTTCTTTTTTATTTTTGGCCAATTCAAATTCGTCAAAAATCTCATATATATTTTTCATTAAAAATCCTCAATTACGTCCATTAAATTCTTCAATTTATATTGAATAAAATAGTTAAACATCTTTTGTTTAGATGCGGGTTTTGTTTCTTCATAGGTATTTATAATTTTATCTTTGATATCTCCAGGTATGCACATTAAGTCAATCAAGGTTTGATTACGAGAGAATCCAATACGTGCTGATTCATCTTCCCATTCACCATAGTTTACATTTAGAAACTTGTCTAACACAGCCTTAGTAATGGGTTTTTGTCTTTTGTCCAGAACAAAACAATCAGAAGGAGAAAAGATGTTTGGGATACCATCACCTTTGTCGCCACGAATAATCTTTTCTTTAAGTTCGATTGCTGGGTTTTCAGATTTAAGGTATTTCTTCAATACGGGATTATATTGTTTGATATTATTTCCCCAGCGTTGCAGCTGAAGAAAATCACCATCAGAAGATAAAATCAAAATCTTTTCGTGGGCGGAATGACGAGGTACAAGTGTGCCAATAATATCATCAGCTTCGGCGCCTTCAACATCAATAACTTTATATGGAAAATTTAACTTCAATTCCTCTTTGAACTTAGACAACATATCAAAAATTAGGTGCCAATCCAAAGCAGATTTTTCACGAGTTTTCTTTCGGCCTGCTTTATAATAAGGAAAGAATTCTTTACGCCAGTATTTTCGATTATCACAACACAGTACAACTTCACCATACTCATCACGGAATGTTTTGATGTGGTTACGTAGAATGTTGAGTACCATGTGGCGAATCAAATCTTCTTCCAGTTTTATGCCTTTTTGGTTTGAGATTTGTGCCATCAGGCCTGCAAGAAGAACTTGGTTCAAGTCAATAAGAATCATTATAAATCCAATGTTTTAAAAATTCATTCTAACATTGTTCTTTGAGATTGTCAAATATTTTTTTAACAAAGTCTGTTGATTTTGTTGTTTTTTTGCAAATGACGCCATAAAAATCCATTGGAATAATCATTGACATATATTCTAATGGAGAACCAAGTATTGCATCGACTTGATCTAAATTTTTAATTTTTTCTTCTTCTTCATCAATTTTGAATGTAATTATGTGATGAAATTTACCAACTTCTGATCCTTCAATATCTTCACCATATTCATCATACTTACCAACTTCTATATGAATCTGTTCTTCTTTTTGTGTTGGTGTAAAGATAAAAAAATCATAATCTTCTTTTTCAAACTGTTTCAGATAATCTAGCATTGTAATCCTTAATATGCGATTTGCTTACTTTTACCATAATCCAACCATTATAGTAATCGTCACTTTCCATTACACAATTTATAAATTGCTCTTTTGCTTCTAAGTAATTACATTCACCTTTTGTTTTGCACAAATGAATAATTTTCCTGTCAAACTTCTCAACTCCTAGTAATTCGATGTCTTTTTTCAATTCATCATTACTACCGTAATAAGTTTGCCAATCACTTGGAACTTTGTACTTTTTCTTTTTGCCTTTGATCTGTTTGGTCTTAGAGAACCAGAAAAGTTTCTTACCAATATATTTTCTGTTGTTCTCTAAGTTAGTTATTAGATAAACGAATCCATAACTATCACCAATCATTTCTTCTGTAAAGTCAATATCTTTATATTTCCAATTTAGTCCCATTCCAAACCATCTTCATCGAGTTCATTATCCTCTATATATTCTTCGGATAATTCATCGATGGGTTCACCACAGAATGGGCAAAACTCTGGCATTTCTTCTGATACTAATTCTTCAACATATGCAACTTCAAAAGTTGATTCACAATTTAAGCATTCTGCGGAAACGTTTTTATTTTTCATTTTTATTATTCCCTTTTATTGTTATTATTAATTAGCCCATACATCAGACCAATCACCAGACAAAGCACCTTTTGCATAATCAGTTGCACGATTTTCAAAGAAATTAGTATGCGTAGGAGCATTGATCATTTCTTCAACCCACGGCAACGGGTTCTTCTTAACTTTAAAGATGCCTTTTAAACTGAGTGAAATCAATCTACGGTCAGCAATGTATCGAATATATTTCTTTACATCTTCTTTTGTTAGATTTTCACCTTCGTTTACACCAAAAGCCAAATCAATAAACTTATCTTCTAGTTCAACCATCTTTTCTGCAATGGTGTAGATACGGGCTTTAAGTTCATCATTCCAAATTTCTGGATTTTCGTTTATATATGTTCTGAACAATTTGATCATATTCTCGGCATGTTGTGTTTCATCAACAATAGACCAGGTGATGATTTGACCCATACCTTTCATCTTGCCGTGACGAGGATAGTTCAACAACATAATGAAAGAACTAAACAATTGCATACCTTCGGTGAATGCAGAGAATACTGCAATGTGTGCTGCTGTATTTTCTTTCGTGGTGTTCTGTGCAGAGATATCCATGACATAATCATGTTTCTCTTTCATCTCTGCATATTCAAGAAATTCATTGTATGTTGTGTCTGGCAATCCAAGTGTTTCAATCAAGTGGGAGTAAGCAGCAACGTGTAGTGCTTCACGAGCAGCAAAACCCAACAACATCATTCTTACTTCAGGTTGTGGAAAGTATGGCAGATAGTTTTTAACATAACCTCCTGCAACATCAATATCACCTTGAGTAAAGAATCTAAAGATGTGAGTTAGGAATTGTTTCTCACCTTCAGTTAATTTCTTTTTCCAATCTTTAACATCTTCAGCCATTGGAACTTCTGTGTGAAGCCAATGTGACTGTTCGTGTTTCAACCAAGCATCATAAGCCCAAGCATAATTAAACGGTTTGAAATAACTTCTTTCTGAAGTTACATCCTGTTTAGTTTTTTTAATCATGCTGCCCAATCCTTTAATTGTTGTACGGTCATAACACCGGATGATCTTTTTACTTCAATGTTTTCATCTAACATAACCAAAGTAGGTACAGAACGAATTCCATATTCTACAGCAACCTCACTGTATGCATCAATATCAATAACTTCAATTGGTATGTCCAAATCGGCAGACATTAAATTCATAGCCAAACCTTTGCATGGTTGACACCATGAGGCAGTAAACCTTAAAATCTTTTTCATTTTTATTCCTTTATTCGTAATCTTGTTTTAAATCTGGATCAATTAATTGTCCTTGCATTAGATACAAAGGACTCTTTCGATAAATTATAACATCGTGGAACGGATCAGTCAATATCTTAATGCACCAAACAATAGCGGTTTTAACTTTATCTTTAATTGCTAATTGCACCATTCTAAATGCAACAGCAGCAACACCTAACCACAACCAGCCCATACCAACACGATTAAAAAATGTTTCTGTGTCTTGTGCTGGTACTAATAAGTTCATAGTTTCAGCATCGAAAAATGCTAACAGAGGAACAGCTAACCAACAAGCAATCAACACACGTTTACGTTTTAGATTATAACCAACTTTGATCTCTTCTTTGTAATCTTGTGTAGCTTGATTGTATGTATCATATTCTTTTGGTTCAAAAAAGAAGTGGCCTGCTTGTCTTGTTGTCATCGATACAAGCCATGCAATGTATGCACTTATAACTGGATCAACAAACAAATACACATATGCAATTAAGAATGATGATGCACTAATCAAATGTAAGAATTGATTGATGCGACTGTGGTGATAATAACGATGGTCATCCCATCTTTGTACTTTTAGTGTTTCTAAAATTTCTCTAATCATTTTTATCCTTAAATTTTAATTGTATTAGTTTTTCATTAATTTATTAACAAAATCCAATAACAACTCGTGGTGTCTTCCTTCGTGCCAGTATTTCTTTATTGTTTTGTTATCATACCACCATTCTAAAGAATCTAGACATGCACCCATTACACCAATCTTACCCTGAACAACACACATTGGTTCTTTATTGAAATAGGTGCTTACTATTTCTGAGTGACTCAAATCACCAACAAAGGTACATCCGTCACGAAAGAATATTCTTTCTTCTTCACCTTCCCAGACGCATTGAGCTGCAATATTAAAACTTCTTGTGATATCAGCGGTTGGTCTTTTAATGTATTGAACAGGTTCAGCACCTTTTAATATATCAAAATAACTTGGACCAGCCCAATAAGCACCAACACATATGCCAAGATATGCTCCACCATTCTCAACAAAATCGGCTACTGCATTTGCATTCTTTCTAGGAAACATATGAAAGTAATCATCTGCATCACCAACACCACCAGGAAATACCAACATATCAACATCTTTGAATGTTTGTGCTGTGCATTCTTCTTTTTTAAAGATTTTGATGTTGAAGTGTGGAGATAGTGCTTGAATTATACCATCACCACATGATATCGCATCTTTGTTTCTGTCATCTTGAAATAATGCTATAGTTTTCATTTAATTATTTTTTCTTTCTTAAAATCATTCCAACATATGTTCCAAAAAATGCACCAGCTGCAGCAGGTAATAGTAACCAATAGTTGGTAGTATAATTTATAACTGCGATACAAGCAACCACAAATACAATTGCTGCCCACACACTAGCCTTAACTATTTGTTCTTCTTGTACTGCTTTCAAATAGTAAGTATAAAATATATCAGTAAAGAAAACAGCAAAAAACGTAACAATATAGTCTATCACGATTAACCTTCACATGCAATACAATCATTGCCCTGTGCAATTTGTGTCATATCTAGTTCTTTAATAACCTGACGTTCAATCTTCTTAGACACTTTATCCGCTTTACCAATCTTTTCAGAACGGCAGTAGTAAAGAGTTTTCAAACCTTTTTTCCATGCCATAAAATGAATAGCGTGAATGTATTTAATGTGTGCATCAGGACGGAAAAACAGATTCAATGATTGTGCTTGATCGATATACAATTGTCTATCAGCAGCAAGATCGATAACCCAACGTTGGTCAATTTCCATCGATGTTTTAAATACTGCTTTAGTGTTCTCATCCATCCATGTCAAATGTTGAACAGAACCATCATTTGCGATAATGCTAGACCAAATATCAGCATATTCACTTTCACCTTTTGGTGTCAATGGAGAACCATTGGGTGAAAGGTAATCCATAATTACTTTATCCAACCACTTATTCTTATTCAAAAAAGATCCAGATAAAGTATCTTGGCGATAAGCATTAGCCCGATAAGGTTCCACAGATGGAGAAGTATTACCCAAAATGATGGAAGAAGAAGCATTGGGAGCAATAGCCATAAGATGACTAAAACGGAAGCCAGTACCTTTCGCATCAGGCGCTTCACCTCTTTCTTTTCCAAGTTGAATGTTTGCATCATCTAACCCATTTCTAATATGTTTAAAAATCTTATTGTTAGCAACTTTTGCCATTACACCTTCGAATGCAATTCCGTTCTTTTGTAAATATGCATGAAAACCGAGGGCACCAATACCAATAGAGCGTTCCAAAGAAGCAGAATATCGTGCTCGTGAAATGCTATCAGGAGCATTATCAATGAAGTACTGTAGAACGTTATCAAGCATCTCAGCAACGTCCCGAAGAAACATTGGTTCATTTTTCCAATCATCATAAGTCTCCAAATTCAAACTAGACAAACAACATACAGCAGTACGATCTTTATCGGTTGGTAATATAATTTCAGAACACAAATTTGATTGTTGTACTTTCAAACCTTTGTCTTTTAGGTGTTTAGGTAACATATTATTACTTGTATCAATAAAATGCAAATATGGTTCGCCAGTCTGCATTCTCAATTCGAGAATTTGTTGCCATAGATTTTTAGCAGATACAGTTTCACGAATTTCTTTACTGAAAGGATCAACTAGATTCCAAGAATCATCTGCATTTGGATCTAGCATACACTTCTCAATAATTTGCATAAAGTCATCAGTAATGTTAACACCATGATGCAAATTTAGGCAACGCATATTTTGGTCACCTGTTGGCTTACGCATTTCTAAGAAAGCAGTAATATCGGGATGGCTAATATCAAGATAAGCAGCATAAGAACCGCGGCGAGTGCGGCCTTGACGATACGCCAAAGAAGAAGCATCATAGATTTTAAGATGTGGCATAACACCAGTAGACTTATCGTCAGCAGACCTAATACCGAACCCAATACCAACGCCGCCGCCAAACATAGATAGCCAATTGGTTTCGGAGAGATTGTCAACAAGGCCTTGGGCTGTATCATCAATAAAATTGAGGAAACAAGAGATCGGCAACCCTTTCTTAGACCGTCCATAAGATAAGATCGGTGTCGAATAAGAAAGCCAGTGTTTTGAGGAATAGTCGTACAGTCGTTGAGCGTGGGCTTGATCTGTTCCAAATGCACTTGAGACAAATGCGAATCGTTGTTGTGGTGAGGTTTCTTCATCTTTCATGTAAGACTCTTTAAGTCTTTTAATTCCTAATTCATCAAAAAGTTTATCTCGCTCTAAATCTATTTTTATTCCCATATATTCCATATTATTCTTTCTTATTATACAAATAGTTCTAGTTGTGGTGGCGTCCATCCTTCAGGTTTCAAGACTTTACCATCCGCTCTTTTGGTTACTTTACCGGTCAACGGATTAATTTTTGCTTTGTTCGAACGTGCAACTTCTTCCCATGCACCAAAAACATCCCAATTTTTCATATAACAATAACCAAGAATAACCCAAATCATATCCATGCAAGCGTCCAATTCTTCAACCTCTGATGTTGCATCCATGAATTCAAAGAATTCTTCACGAATCAAATCGTGATATAAATCTATATTAACTAGATTACGTTCTTGGTCACAAGCTTCAATAAATTCTACTACATCACAATACATTTGTATACTCCATAATCATTGGGAAAATTGGTTCAATTGCTTTTGCACATGCAATAGCAATCTCTTGGTGTTCTTTCTGTGTTCCGTTTGCTGACCGGAGTTGTATATAGTGAACCCAAGAACGCAAGGTTCCGTTCATGTACATACGAGATTTTGTAATACCTTCTGGTAAAACCGCACGAGCTTGTTCTTTTGCAATTCCATTTTCAAGTGCCCAACTATACTGTTTTTTGATTTGTTCCAACAATACTTCTTGTCGGTCAATCCACTGACTTTTCAATACTTCATCAGTAATATCAATACTGTTCTGTCGATTCTTTGTATCTTGCAAACGTGCTTCCCGTGTTTCAAAACCAAGTTGTGATGCATCTGCATAACGTTGGCTAAACTCTTGGAAAGAGAATGAACGGTGACGTAGAATTTGTCGTGCAATATCTCTTGTTGTATTAATCTCCAAGCACACGGAGACCATTTCCAATGGTGACCAATGTTGGTTCTTAATCAAGTAACGTACCAATTTTTCAGAAGTCTCCGAGTTGTTTTGGTTCGCTGGGTTAGAAACACGGGCTGCATAAGCAACCTGGTCCAATAAGTTTTTACTATCAGCACCTTGGCTATAACTAATCAATTTTATGTTCATACTTTTTTCCAATTCACAAATTCCATTTTAGCACGGAGGTTAACATAAGTGTGTTTGTTCATTATATCATATAATTCTTCGTTGTCAAATCCTTCTAGAATCATATCATTAACATCTTTT